CCTGGCCCTGGGCCCGAAAGTATGCCGCTCTCGTTTTGATGCAAAGCGCACCCAATTCGGATTGGGCCTACAGCTATCGCTATCCCGCCGATTGTCTCTTCGTTCGAAGGATCGTTACGGCGGCCGGCCGCGGCGAGGCGGATCCGCCCGAATTTGCGATCGGGAGCGACGATTCCGGTCAAATCGTCTACACGAACGAAACGGCCGCGGTCGCCGAATACACGCGCAAGGTCACGGATCCGGATCAATTCGACGCCCACTTCATTAGCCTGATGGCCTGGCGGATCGGCGCCACGCTCGCGCCTGGTCTTTCGAAAATCGACAAAATGGCGGACGTCGCAATGGAGCGGTACCAGGCCGAAAAGGCCGCGGCGATCAATCGCGCCATGCTCGAGGGTGAGCGCGCGATCGCGTCGGGATCCTCGCATCCGGTCGGCCGGAAAATCTTCCACCTGGCGTTGACGCGTCTCGGGATCACGAAAAACGTCCTCGTCGCCGATTCCGAGTACTCCTTAGAAGCTCTCTGGCCGCGAGTCGATTTTGCAGAGGAGCGGGATTTCGTGTTGCGGGATTTCGAATGGCCGTTTGCGACCGAATACGCGACGCTCGAACTCCTCGCCGGCAGCTCTACGGAACCGGTCAACGGTCACTGGACGTTCGCCCACGCGTTCCCTGCCGACGCGCTGATGGTGCGCCGCATTGTCGGACCGGGCGGCCGGACCGACACCACGCGCGTTCCGTTCCGCATCGGCCGGGATGCCTCCGCGACCACGCTCACGACCGAAGACGGGGAATCCCTCACGACCGAAGACGGCGAGATCCTCATCACCGAAGGCACGCCGGCGCGGACGGTGTTTGCCGACCTGGAGGAACCGGAAGTGGAGTACACAAAGGCGATCACAGATCCGTCGGAATTCGATCCGATCTTCCTCTCGATGATGGCTTGGCGGATCGCCGGGCTGGTCGGACCGGGACTGAAGAAACCGAAGGAAGCCGCGGCAGCGATGCAAATGTACGACTACGAAAAACAGCGGGCGCAGTGCCAGGCCTTGAACGAAGGCCAGGCGGACGACGCGCCGGACGCGGAATGGATCCGCGGGCGCTGAGGCGCATAAGTAAGCCGTAAATACGACTTAATTAAGCAAAGGCACGGATGCCGAACCTTTCACATCTCCGACGATTCCAGGCCGGCGAGATCGCGCCGGAGCTGGGGGCGGGTTCCACGGAGCCGGCGCTCGCGACCTGTCGCAATTTCCTGATCACGAAAAGCGGTGGAGCGGATAACCGCGCGGGGACGCAATTCACCAGGGAAGTGAAGGATTCCACCAAGCGCACGCGGCTCATTCCCTTTATTTTCGGCGCGTCGGACTCTTACCTCGTCGAAATGGGAGAAAGCTATTTCCGCTTCCTCCGCGAAAACGCGATCGTCACCGTGGATAGCGTCGTCTCGCCGTGGTCGAACGCCGAAACATATGTCGCCGGCGACGTCGTTTCCCGCCTGGGCGTCAACTATTACTGCATCCTCGGGCACATCAACCAACAGCCGCCGAACGGCACGTATTGGTACGCGCTGAGCTCGAACATTCTCGAGGTCCCGCACAGCTACACGGCCGCCCAAGTGGCGGTGATCCGGTTCGATCAATCCGGGGATGTGATCGATCTCTATCACCCGTCCGTTGCTCCGAAATCGCTCTCGCGGTCGGCGTCACCTGTCCTGCGCTGGGTGTTATCGACCAAGTCCTTCGCCCCCCGCATTCAGGCGCCGACCTCTCCGAGTGCTACCGAAGGCGTGGCCGGCACAACGGATTGGAACTACCAGGTGACGGCCGTCGCCGACAAAACCTATGAAGAGTCTCTGCCGACGACAACGTTTGACTGCACGGGCGGACAGCCAACCAAAGAGAATCCGAATCAACTCACCTGGGCTTCGGTGTCTGACGTCTATTGGGGCGCGGCCGCCAATGCCATCGAGTACAACGTCTATCGGGAGATCACTCCCGGGGGCGCGTTCGGTTTGATCGGCGTCGCCAAAACCACGACGTTTGACGATCCCGGCCTCGAGCCTGACGAATCGCAAACCCCGCCCCTCTCGAGAAATCCCTACAGTCTGGTCGGGGCTCCACGCACGGGTACGCATTGCCAGCAACGGCAATTCGTCGCTGGCGCGACCACGGATCCGGAAACGGTATTCGCCTCGAGGACGGGCCACTATTCGAATTTCACGACGTCGTCGCCCATCCAGGATGATGACGCGATCACGTTCCGCCTGGCTGGGAACCAGGTCCAACAGGTCGAACATTTGATCGAAGCCGACGGCCGGCTCGCCATGCTCACCGACGGCGGAATCTGGTTTCCTCAAGGCGACGACGCCGGCGTCTTGACGCCGGCCGCGATCTATCCGAAGCAACGATCGAGTTTCGGCTCTTACGCGACGCCTCCCGTGGTCGTGCACGATTCCCTCATCTATGTCCAGTTTGGCGGAAACACGCTGCGCGACATGCGATGGAACGCCGAAGCGGAAGGATTTACCGGACGCGATCTGATGCGGATCGCCTCGCATCTCACGAAAGGCCGGTCGATCGAGCGGCTCGCGTTTGCGGCGGTACCGGATTCAATCGTGTGGGCGCTGCGCGACGACGGCGTCCTGCTCGGCCTCACGTATCTCCCGGAACTCGAAGCCTTCGGCTGGCATCGTCACGACACGGTGAACGGCGCGATTGAAGACATTGCGGTGATACCCGAAACCACGCCTCCGCCTCCCGGATCCGCGACGCGCGGGAAAGTGGAGCACGTGCTCTATCTCGTCGTCAACCGCACGATCAACGGATCGACGAAGCGATACATCGAACGCATGTCTTCCCGCAACATTGAAGACTATCGTCTCGATGCGACGCTGCTCGATTCCTTCCTGAGCTACAACGGCGCGAACGCCGGCGCGACCACGGTCACGCTCTCGACGGCCGGCGGCTGGACTGAAGCGGATTTGATTACCGTCACGGCGAGCGGCGCCACGTTTTCCGCCGGAGACGTCGGGAACGGCATCACGGTATGGGTTCAGGGCGGCGCCGTCGCGCGGATCCGCGTCACGCAATACATTTCCGACACGGTCGTCAAAGGAAACCCGATCGACGACGTCGACGAAACCCTGCAAGGGGTCGCGACAACCAATTGGTCGCGCGCCGTCGACGAAGTCTCTGGTCTCTCGCATCTTGAGGGCGAGGACGTCGTCGTTCTGGCGAACGGCGTTGTGCTTGCCGCGACCGTCTCGGCCGGCGCGATCGCGCTCGATGATGTGTACGACGTGATCCATGTCGGTCTGCCAATCACCGCGGATTTCGAAACCCTCGACCTGGACGTCGCTCCGGATCCAGGCCTGCGCGACAGGCAAAAGTTAGTGAAATCCGTCTCCGTCTTGGTAAAGCGATCGCGCGGCATCATGGCGGGCCCGGACGCCAAGCATCTTCATGAATTCCATCCGATCGCCGGCCAGGCGCTCGGCCTCGATGTGTTCACGCCGGCGTCGGGAGTCCTGCGAACGGAGATCCTCGAGCTCGACGTCAACGCCACCTGGGAGAAACCAGGGCGAGTCTTCATCCGGCAAACCGCCCCGCTGCCGCTCTCGATCCTCGGAGTCCTGCCCTTTGGTGAGGTGGGTAACTGATGGCCACCGTCCGGGAACGACAAGGCCGCCGGCATTTCACCGATCGCAAGGTCCGGTTGTCAGGCCCCGATTTCTCGAAGGCCTGGCCGATCGGCTCGGTGTTTATCACCGTCGCGGAAACGGATCCGTCGATTCAGCTCGGGTTCGGGGAGTGGGAAGCGTTCGCCGCCGGCCGCTGCCTGGTTGGACTCGACGCCGGCGACGCGGATTTCGACACGATCGAGCAAGAGGGTGGGGCCAAACAACACACCTTAACCGTTGCAGAAATGCCCGCCCATCACCACGAGTACACCGCGCCGGCCGCCGGCGACGCGGAAGAAACGACGGGAACGGTCGGCGGTACCGTGACGGCGGATACGGAAGACACCGGCGGCGGGGATCCTCACAACAACTTGCAACCGTACATCGTCGTGCGGTTCTGGAAACGGGTGGCATAGATGGCACTGCCGGCAATTTTGACGGGAATCGGTTTGGGCATCGACGCGTTCGCCAGGCTGCGCGCCGGCTCGGCCGCGAAAGCGACAGCTCGAGCGAACGCCCGGACGGCGATCGAATTCGGATCGAAAAACGCGAAGCTCATCCTCGAGGGTTCGAATATCAACGCCGGTATCGACGAATTCAACGCCGGCGTCTACGAGGGCCAGGCGACAGACGCGGTCACCCGGGGCCAGGAAACGGAAAAGCGGTTCCGGGTACAAATCAAAGGGCTGATCGGATCCCAGCGCGCAAGCTATGCCGGCCAGGGGCTCGACGTCTCGAGCGGATCCGCCGTCGACGTCCAGGAGGACACGGCGCGACAAGGGGAACTCGACGCGATCGCGATCCAGGTCAATGCCGCGCGCGAAGCCTGGGGCTACCAAGTGCAGGCGAAAGGCCTCCGCCGGCGGGCGGACGCCACACGGAAACTCGGAAAACTCCAGGCCGATAACGTGCGCGACGTCGCCCGGGCGCAGGCCTCGAACT